TTTTGTCCCACACACCCGGATCGCCGCTCGCCGTAGCAAGATTGCCTACGGTGCCGAGCAGCCGATCGAGCGCGCCCAGGCCCACCGCGCGTTGCGCCTGCGCAAGCACGCTGATGAACTCGATCTTGAGCGCCTGGTTCTCCAGCTCCGGCGGAGGCGGCGGAACCGCACCGGCCTCGACCAAATCCGAGAAGGTGATGTCGATCAGCGGCGAGAGTAGCTCATCGTGCAATCGCTCCAGCACCGGCCCGAGCATCAGCAGCTTCTCCTCGTGGCGCTCCGCGATCTCACTAGCAGTAACGCCAGCTTTGATCGGGCTGTTCGCGATCATGATGAACAGATCGGCGAAGAAGTGCTTGTTGATGCGCGTGCGCACATCCTGGATGTCGGCCAGCAAGGGTTGCAGCTCGATACGCACGTCGTACAGATTCTGGATCTTGGCGTTCGCGCCACCCAGGTTGAAGTACGACATGCCGCCGGGTAGCGCATCGATCTCGCGGCCCTTCAGCTCGCCCGGGATCGCAACCGGCGGGCGCGCCATGTAGTCGATCGCCTGCGCCTTGCGCATTTGCTCCTGCTGTAACTGCTTGATCGAGCCGATCGCTTTCATGCCCGGACTGACGCCGTACACATCCCCGCCGCGCGTGTGCCAGCGCACGCCGAGCCCGGGGAAGTCCCGGTAGCCGCTGTCGCGCAGCACGCCTTTGTCGGGCGCCTCTTTGCCCGACTCGATGTAGACCGATTGCCACGGCATGTTGCGCGGGAGCTGGCGCGATTGGCGCGTGCTCATGTCCCGGTTCGCCATCGCGCGCGGCTGGATCAGGTGAACGACCGGGGCGCCCTTGTCGTAGTTGTGCGAATCCCACATATTCTTGACGGTGGGGCTCACGCGCGACCAGTCCATCGAACCGTTCGGCTGCAGCACGAATTCCTCGACGAGTTGCTCGACCGTCATCTCGTACTCGCGCGCAATGGTGTTCACACGACCGCGTCTATCGGTGGCGATGGCGAACTCGCCCGCTGTCAGCGCGTCGTGCCAGATGACGTACTCGTAGTCCTTGGAGATGATGTCGGCGGCAGTGCCGAACGCGCCAAGCTCCTCGTACATCGAGTGCAGGCTGCGATACGTGTTACCATCGCGAAAGACGCGCTGGATCAGCTTGGTGACCTTGGAGAGCCACAGCTTGACGGCATTCGACTCCATCAGGTCCTCGTCGGCGACGCCCGCGCGGAACCACGGGCGGGCGGGACTCGACGTGCCGGACATCATGCCGGCGGTCAGGATGTCGAGCGCAAACTGCGCACTCTCGTCGATGATGTTGTTGAACGTCTTGTCGCCCCGGTTCCGGTCAGTTGTCTGGAACCGCCCGTTGAACGGGAGAAGGTTGCGGCTGATGTCCAGCCAACGCATGTCCCAGGACGAGCGTTCGCGGTACAGCGACTCCTTGCGCTTCTGTACCCGCTGGTAGAGCGTCAGCGGGATCGAGTCGATCGCCGCCACCCTAGCCTCCCAGGGTCTTCTTGATACCCAGGCCGAGCACGCTGTTCAGCACGGCCGCCGCGCCTTGGGAGAGCCCTGCTACGGCGCCGGGGACACCTCCCGGGCCACCCACCGGGCCGCGCGCGCCTACTGTCGCGGCGTTACCGGCGCTCCCGTACACGGCCTGCTTCTCGATCTGCCGAGGGGGCGGGGCCTGATTGGTGATAGTGGTGCTGCTGCTTCCGCCGCCCATGCTAGTACCCTCCGCTTACTGGTTTCTTGCGTTGACCCGTGACCCCGAGGCTGAGTAGCGAGCCCTTCACGCCACTCGTGCCGGTGAGCAAGGTCTCGCTCGCGGGGTCGAAGGTGCTGGCGTTTGCGGCGGCCCGGCGCTTCTCGTCCTCAGCCGCGCCCTTCACGTTCGCCGCAGTCTCCTGTCCGGCCAATTGCCGTTCCTGCGCCCTCTGCTCCGCCTCGGCCTGAGCAATCGCCCGCTGCTGTTGCGCGGCCTGTTCCCTTTGCGCACTTGCGGCTTCAGTTGCCGCGTACACGGTGCCGGCCGCGCCTACCAGCGCGGAGATTAGTGGTACTGCTACGGCCATCTCTAGCGCTCCACGTCGAGTCGTCGACCCCATACAGTTCCGATGCTCTCGTAGCCGAGAGATGCGAGCAGGGGGCCGAAGTTGTGGGTGTGCTTCACGTGGTGGTAGACGACTTGCACACCCTCCTCGCGCAAGCGCTCGTCACACCAGGTGATGAACTCTAAGCCGACCTTGCGCCCGCGAAGTTCGGGCACGAGGAACAATACGTCCTGCACGGCCTGAAGTGAATCAGCGTGCTGAGTGCTCCGCGTTACAAAGAATCCGGCGTAGCCTACTAAGATCCCGTCACTCCGCACCGTGTAGAGGCGGAAACGACCGGCGCGCTCCATCGCGTCGTACAGGTACTCGCTGACGTTCAGCGGGATGTCCTGATAGTGCGCGATCTCGCGCCAATGACGCTCGGTCAGGGGTCTCAGATCAGGCCAGCATTCGTATACTCTCTCGCGGTCAAACGCATGTGCCATTGGTCACTCGCCCTAAGTGTATCACAGTTTTTCACGATCTGTGCGGCCGCGATTAAGTGGCGGTTTTCCCGGGGCTTTCTCCCATACCTCGTCGCCCGGGGTGTAGCCGCGGCGCCGCAGGGCCTCGCCCCCGACACCGTCCACCAGCGTGAAGGTGACGTAGTCGAACCGGCGTGCGTGCTCATCGAACGCGGCGAGCAGCCGCGCCGCTGCGCTCGTGTGCTTGTACTTGCGCGCCACCCACCAGAGCGCACACGACAGCGTGCGCATCTCACGGAAGAGATGCTGCCCGGTGAACGCCAGCAAAAACCCAACACGCTCGTGCGCGTTGTTGTAGCACACCAGCACGAGCTGTCCCTCGTCGATGTATTTGCGCAATCGCCACTCGGCGTACGGCCCTTCCGGGGTGATGTGATCGGCGTTGTGGTATTCGCTCAGCGCCATGCACTCCTGGATGATCCAGGGCACGTCACTCCAACTCGCGCGCTCGACTCTCATCTGCGTAGGACCTTCGGGTCGAAGGGGTTGTACTCGCGCGTCTTCGCCGCGCGCCCCAGGGCGGTGATGGCCTCCAGCTTAGGCGTCTCCATGCGCGCGTAGATGTACGCCGACGCCAGGTCAGGCGACTTGCCGAGACGCTTCGGGTCGAGCAGATCGTCGCGGCCCTCCACGTAGATCGACTTGCCTTTCAGCATCCAACGCGGCATGCATAGCTCGAACTCAAGCTGCTGATCAGGTGGCAGCGCGATGCCTCGATTGTTCTTGGGGTCGAGATCCTCGCGCATGCGCCACCACATGAGCGAGCGCAGGTTGTAGAACAGCAGCATACCCGACTGATCGGTCTGCCCCGGCGTACTCGTGGCGTTCTTGAGCCCGACTACCTGCAGTCCCTGCTCGTTCAGGAAGTCGTACGGACTCGCACCGATGCCGTCCACGTCGATGTGGATCACCGCGCGGTCGCGCAGATGCATGATGCACAGTGCCGCCACCTTCGGGCCGTCGGGCGTCGCGAGCCCCGGATAGAGGAGCGGCACATCGTACCACGTGCCGTGGCGACGCGCGATCACAGTGCGGTCCGGCCCGCCGCGCGCCGGGTCGCACCCGAGCGAGTCCATCGGCTCGTAGCGATCGGGCTTTTTCCAGCGCGCCATCGCGGCCTTCACCCACTCGCGCGGGATCACCTGCATCGCGTCGTCCTGAATCCCGGCGCTCATGTCGCCGTAGAGCATCTGCGAGCGCAGGGGCTCGGGGAGTGCTTGTAGCTGTGCCATATAGCCTGTCCCATGCAGGAAGGGATTGTGCCCCACGAGCGCGGGGATGAACGTGCGCGACTGCGGGATCACTAACTCATCATTGAACACGAACTGCCGGCCGTCAAGCACCTCGCGTTCGCCGTCGACGCCTTTCATGCGCGCGAACCAGCGCAATTCCCCCGGCATCGCCGGTAGCGGGTACGTCGGATCGAGCCAGGGCGCGTAGAAATCGATGATCCACCGGCACTCCATGCGCGTCGGCGGGTTGAAGCACATGAGCGTCTGGCAGTGCTGCCGCGGGTCGACCGTGCGCACCCATCCCATGAGGAAGCGCACCGGGCCTTCGGTCCACTCGCCCGCCTCGTCGATCACGAGCTGGTCCTTCGGACGGCCGCGATACTTGCGCTCGTCGCCGGGGTTGGGAACGCTGCCGAAGTCGAACTGCACGCGCCGACCGCGCGATGCGTGCGCGGGCACGCGCCAGATGCGGGACTGCGCGTTGAACCCGTCGCGCGAGCCGATGATCTCTTCCAGGCGATCGTACACGGCGGCCAACTCCGTGCCGTCCACGCGCATGTACTGAATGCGTTGATGCTTGCTGAGCCCCTTGCCGACTGCCAGGTCGGTCTTGCCCCCGCCCGCGCCACCACCGTAGCCGAGGATGTCGGCCATGCAATCGTACGCCAGGCGCTGCGGACCCGGGAGGGGGCGCCACGGCTCGCGCAGCATGTCCTCGCCGACCAGCGAGAGTAGCTCCAGGCGCTCGCTCGCTGAGGCGTGCTTCAGTAGCTCACGGACTTCGGCGGGGAATAGACGTGCCAATCAAGCCACCATCTCCTCGTGGCACGTCGCGCACACCCAATGGCCCTCAGTCAGGTATCGCGCACCGCGCGGCTCACCACACCCGTCGCAGTCGTACGCCACACACTCGCCCGGCCGGTGCGCCAGGTGAATGAACACGCGCCCCGTGGCCGTGTCCTTCACCTCGGCGCCGAGCGCTTGGCAGTTCACTTGTGTCGCCACTTCACCGGCCTCCAGTCTAGCGGGAACCCGTACCGCGTCTCGTCCCCCGCGCACGCATACGCTCGGCAAGCCTGCGGTCGCGTCTCGAAGATGAGGCACCTGTTAGATCCGCTAATGTGGGGACAGGACCCATCCTTGCGCGGCGCGAATCCAATAGCGCGTACGTTCTCGGCATCACGGCAGCAAGCAGCATTGCAACCACGAGCGAGGCCGTCGTCGCAATCCACGAGCTTCTCATGGTCCGGCGCCCTCACTTGGGCCATCACGCGGGTGTTTGCTCGTCGCCCGGACCCATTGCACGGTAGAACTCCGCACTGTGGTCCACGTCATCGGTCTTCGGGTCATTGGGCGTGAGCGCCTCGGCCATGTTGGACGCGGCCCGCAGTTCCCGGCCTGGTGCGGCCATGCTCGGGGCGGCGCTGAGATCCACCTGCACCTCGCCTTGCATGCCCGTCTGCCGATTGAGATGTTGTTGCATGTGCCACGCCTCAGTGCGGACGATCGCCTGCGTCTGCACCGCGAGGTACTGCATGATCGTCTTCGCGAGGATGAAGTCGGGCATGTTGCCGAAGTGCTGCTCCATGCTGTGCTTGTTGATCGCGACGCGCAGATCCTCCTGGAACGCGGCGAACTTCTCGCGCACCTGCTGCACCAGTGCCTCCTTCTCGGCGGCGAGCTTCTCGCGCATCTGCTGCGCCAGTACCGCCCTCTCGGCCGAGTCCATCTTGAGTTGTTGGATCTCGGCTTCCCTGCGTTTTGCTTCGCCCATCGTCATGCTCCTGTGTTGGTTGCGGGGGCAGGAATCAAACCTGCGCCTAGCGGGTTATGGCCCCGCTGCTCTATCACTGAGCTACCCCGCCGTTAGATCGTAACCCCGTTGCACTTCGCCTTGAGCCACTCGATGAAACCCTTGGCCTGGCGCCGCACGTACACCTCTGCAATCAGCGCGCGCAACTCTGCCGCATGCTCGGCGGTCACCTGGCCCTTTTCCTCGGCCTCGTCGATGACGGCCACCCACTCGTCCTGCGTGAGCAGCGGCGCCCACTCGGCTATCACCTCAGCCTCGCAGCGCGGCGTATCGCCGAGCGCGGCGTTTGCAGGGAGCGTGGCGAGAAACGCACCTGCGAGGCCACCAAGCGTCAGTACGAGCGCTATCACCAGGATCATCGCGTACTCTTTTGCTCTCTCACTCCACATGACAGCGTCCTCCTACGTTAGAACGGAATGCAGTAGATCATGTACCCGCGCGCTCCGCCGAGATACCGAACCTGCACAGCGGCTAGCTTGAGCGGCGCCCCTTGCTCGGCAATACGCAGCGCCATATCTCGCTCATCGCCACCCGCCTCGACCGCCGCTTCAACAATGGCGAGGAATTTCTCGGGCGGCTCATTGAACTCCGCTGCGGTC